CCATACGATTTGTCTGACTTGTATACGCAGGCAGTGATTTGATTCCAGATGGGCCAGCTTCTCATTTGAACAGCCCATCATATTCGTGCGTTGACAGGAAGTGGCGGAAGTCGTTGTCCACCCGTTCCTGATACGCTTCCCACTCGTCGCGGAACTGTTGAGCGTCATCACCCTGCATCCAGAATGACCAGCCGCCCTCGTGTTCTACAACCTTTAGGCCGTAGCCAAGGTCCTCCATTTGATATCCACCTATCCTCATGCTGCGTCCTTTCTGACTGGTTGACCTGCTTGGTCGCACAGGGCGATGATGCGGTCGTATGCTCTCGCCGCTTCGTCGTTGCGGTCTGAGTGGAGCATCATCATCATGAACTCCAAGTTGAACTTGATTGCGTTGCCAAGCGTTTGGCCTGCTTCTTGCGGTGTAGTCATACGTTGTCTCCTAGTTTGGTTGAATGGTGCGGGAGCCGAGGCCCCCGCGTTGGTAATTACTGAGCCGTGATGTGGTAGCCCTGCTTGTAGAACAGGCCTAACAACTGCTTGCGGTCGCTGGCTTCACGAGCGGCCTTGTCCAGCAGGTGCTGCTTTAGGATCGGATCGTCCTCGTGAGCGGCGTCCTCCAATATCCGCTCCTCGTATGCTTCGGACCTGCGAACGGCGTCCTGCCGACGATGTTCATCCAAGCTCGGCATGTTGAGTATGAACTCACGAACCTCCTCGAACGCTAGGTCGGTGTCCTCAAACTTGTCTTTAGAGAAGTAACGGTACTCGGTCGAGTCGGACTCTATTGCTCTGTACTCGACTGCGAACCGTACTTCAGAGCCGTAGTTGGGTCTTGGTTCTAGGTAGAAGTTGACCTCGAACCTGTAGTAACCCAGCGCTTCGCCGTGGTCCTTGAGATCGTTAAGCTTTTGAAAGATGACCATGATAATATCCTCTCATACATGGTTTAAGAAAAACAACGCACTCACATTTTTGCGTGCGCCGTGCGACCCGGTTTTTGCTGGGCAGGAAATGGGGGTCAAGCTCGGAGTACAAACACGGAGCAGGCATTCCTTAAAAACAAAAAATGTTGCCTGAAACAGTTTGGACGGGCCGTAGCTCTCGACGTTTATACACTCATTGATCGTGCTATTATGTGATGCTTGAGGCCCATTTTCTGAACGGCGATCCGAGTGTCGGTCGCGCACGGAAAAATTGTGTGTGTGTTGTGCGTCAGGGGGGCACCAAACAAGAACCCCCGATGCAAACCAACAGCAGCCCCACCCACGACAGATCGGGGGCCAATCGCCAAACAAATGTGATTCCGGTTCAGGAATCTTCTAAAAGGCGTTTTGGGTATTCTTCAAGGAACAAAAATCAGAGCGCGTAAGCGCACAATAAACTCAGTTTCTTGCTTGGTTTGGAATAAGTCCCCCCTGACTCCTTCTGGGGGCGCACTATGTTGGATCGTTTTTGTGGCTACAAAAACTTAATAGATTCAATATCGTGTGTCCTATGGGCCAAGGCAGGCCGTCTTCGCATCGCGCTGGAGGCGCAACGTGGATTGTGCGTTCTTAAAAAATCATCCCTTGGCAAACAAAGCTATGAGACTTTGCCATGATTTTTTGAGGGCGCTCAGGCAATCCACAAAGAAAACGTGAAGTAAGGATGGCCCATACGAAAGCTTGCCCCGGCCCTGTGCCGTGCAAGCTTTCGTTAAATAGATTAATATGTACGGGCCAAAGCCCGTTCCTTAGCCCCGCAGGGTTATGACGCCCGTAAGGAATAGCCCTTGTACTCACCCGTAAGGGTCAAGACCCCTTGAGGTCTTGATTCATGAGTGGAAGGTTAACAGCTCCAAAAACCACAGGACCAAGCAACAAATTCCCAGCAACGTGGTAAGCTCTAGCAAAAGCACGAGCCGTTCCCTGACAAGCAAGCTCCAGAGAAAGCACATGCCTCTTGGAAAACACAAGGTCCTAGAACAACCCTATGTTTTCTGGAAGGCAATGTTTCGGGGGTTACTACGCCTAATTGCAACGGTAGCCAGACAACCTCGACCCCCATCCCCCCCATTTAGGAGGTACACGGGTCTTGCGGCGTCCTATAGTGTTAGTCCGGTAAAATTGTTTCGGTGTTTTTTCGTTCGGAAAAAATCTGGGTGCAAAATCATTTCTCTTTGGTTATAGTTCCGATAACCAAGGTCCGAGGTTCGATAACATGGCAGATCGTTACACGATAGACACCACTCGTTTTATTCCTCCGAATTTGCGTGGGATTGCGTCTACGTTGGGTTTGGACGATGCGTCTAATGCGAATGCTGTTGTTAGTATGTTCATGCGTCCGAGGGACGCTGCTGCTCGTTATTCTCAGCCTGAGAAGTATTCACCTACTGGCAAGCGCGAGACGAGTGATTTGATAGAGGCTGGCATGGGGCCTGCTGAGGCTTTATTGGGCGTTGGTCTTGGTCGTTTTTTAAGTGAGCCGATTCGTCGTACATTGATGTCTATGTTGGGCGTTGATTCTGGTGATGTTTCCAAGTTTTCCACGACTGATCGTTCTGTACCTGAGACGGATTTTGAGGCGATGTACGGGGGTGACAGGGGGAGTTTGGATGCTGCCCGAGATAACCCTATGACTGATTCTGAGCTTCTTGATATGTTTAATCGGGAGTATCCGGACGCGGAAGATGTAGCGTTGCGGAGTGCTATGTTTGATGCCGAGGAAATGGGTCTTCCTGTTGCTGATTATCATGACCCGGAGTATGTTCCGAACATGGGTGATATTCAGGAGATGATGGAGAATGGCGCTACTGCTGCTGAGGTTCGTCAGTTGATGGATCAGCAGTCTCGTTTAAACGTTGATCCTGTTGATGCGATGAGGAACGAAGCTGGAGATCAGGCTTTAGCGAACGCTCGTGACGATGCTGGCATTGATGACGAAATCCCGTTTACTGATGACGATGCGTATACTGATCCTATTGGCATCCGCGAGTTTGATCCTAATGACCCGTTTTCTGCTGTTGGTTATGAGGGTGATGGAACTCCAGTACCCGGTGCGTTTGCTAACGGTCCTCTTCTCACTGACGTTGAGATCACTGATGCGGTAGCGGCTGGAGATTCGAGTATTGCTGACCTCACGCAGGTTCCTTTTTCTCCACTGGTAGCGTATGAGTTGGATGATCCGGGGCGCGGGTTACAGGCTGCGTTACAGACTGTTTCTAGGAAGTCAGGTTTGAAGTTTCCTGACGGGGAGGCTGCGTTTAAGGCGTTAAAGAGTCAGGGTGTTACGGACGCTGAGTTAGAGGCTCGTGGTTTAATGTCTTTGAAGGGTTTAACGAATTTTAACGGAACTGCGGCTAAGAAGATTTTGGATGGTTTTCAGGAGCGCATGACGGGCGGCAAGTTTTCTGATGACATTGATTTAAATTCTCCGATTACGGTTACGGAGTTGCGGGAGGGGGGCACTGATTACGGGCAGTATTTCACGAAGGGCGGCACTGATTATTTAGAGACGGTATATACTTTACGTGATTCTAACTTGGGGCCTGATGTTTCTAGGCAGTTAAAGAACAAGACGGCGGGTCATCATCCTATGGAGCAGGTTGGTGGTCCTACTTTATTCCACACTCGTTCTGCTGTGTATGAAGTAGATGGCGGCGGTTCAACGTTTCATTTGGGCGAGATACAGTCGGATGTGAACGGCAGTTCACGCACTATATTAAAGAACCGGAAGATTTTGGAGGACCTTGGTTCTGACAAAAGTGACATGCTTTCAGCTATGTATTACACTGGGGTTTCTAATGACGCCGGAGGGGTTTATTATTCTATAGATCTTAAAAAGGCGGTAACCAAGAATCAGGAGATACTGGGTTTATTAGAGGGTACGATTTTTAAAAAGAATATAGTTGAGGCTAATGATTCTCAGCCTATGGTTCAAGCGGGTTTTGGTCCTCGGTTTGACCAGATTCCTATTAGTGAGCAGGTTGATCGGTTGATGTCTGAGTTGACGGACGTGAGAAACACGCGAGGGCAAAAGACGGCTTCGGAGTTAGGGGTTGGTAAGTTATATGACACGGCTACGATTACGCGCATGGCGATTCGTCGGTCCTTGGAGCAGGCTGCGGTTTCTGGTGCGGAGTTTTTCACGTTGGGCACTGGTCAGATGGCGAAGGACATGACGTTTGGCGATTTGGGCGGACAGCAAGAGTATTACGACAAGATTGTTCCGGGGGCCTTGAAGAAGGTATTAAACAAGTTGGGCGCTGATTCGAAGTTGGAGATGCCGAAGATTGAGGACATACCGATGTACGGTGCGGATAGAGACGGCGCGGAGACGATGTTTATGGTTCCGGGTTTTAAGATGACGGATGATTTTCGCAAGGCTGTTGCAGAGGTTGGCTTGCCTATGTTTAAGGACGGTGGTCGTGTTGATGTTTCACGGTTCACGGGCCTTGGTTCAATGGGGTATATGATATGAGTCAGCTTGACGGGTACATACAGAAGTACGCTAAGAGGTTTGGTCTTCGACCGGACATTTTAGCTAGGATGATTTTTCAGGAGTCGAGCAACGATCCGAATATTGAGGGTCCTATGACTTCTCAAGGAAGAGGTATGGGCCTTGGTCAAGCTATGCCTAACACTGCTAGACAACCCGGACACGGTGTAGCCGAATTAAAAAACCCGTTTGATCCGGAGGAAAACGTTCGTTTCACTGCTGAGTATTTAGCCATGAACTTAGAGAAGTTTGGCGGGGATTATGCTTTAGCCATTGCGGGGTATCATTCTGGCCCTACTAGGGTTAAAAACTTGTTGGATCAAAATAAAAACATTTTAGACATGCCGAAGCAGTTTCCCAACACAGTCAAGCATGTTGACAGAATTTTAGGGAGGCGAAACAAAGATGGTATTCGCCCGTTTCTTGCTGTTAGTAGTGAAGCGGAGGCTATTAGGGCTGCGGACGCGGATTTATACAATGCTGCGAACCAAGCTTCGGGCATTACGAGCGGAGCGGCTAGTGGCGTTGATCCACAGGTGGCGGCGATAGCTGCGGCTGTCATGGAGGCCAAGAAGGGTGACAAGGATGCCAAGGGTTTTCGGGCGATGCAGATGGGGTTAGGTATGTTGGAAAAGGACATACAACCCATGCTTAAGCCGACGAGTACCTTGCAGGTTCCTAAACGACCTCCTAATCCTATGGACAGGTTTTCGGGCGGTATTGGTAGTTTAAAAGACAGTAACGGAAACATGTTTAGGATGGAGACTTAATATGGGTGCTTTAGGAGATTTCATTGACAGCATTACGTCTGGTCGTGGTCAGGATCGCGGCTACGGAGAAAGGCAGGACGCGCCAAGTGGGACGGATGGTTACAGTAGTCGCGCTCCAACGCGGTCTGTGCGCCCCCAGCTTCGTCCCGATGATTTTGCCAAACAGGTCGCAAGGTCTCAACAAGATTCCGGAGGTTCTGATGGCAACGGTTCTGAAGCCTACCAAAGAATGATGGCTGCACCTGCAAAGTTTTCTGATGCTGATCTTTCGGGTGTTCCTTATTTCAGCGGTCCCAGCGTTAGGAAATATGAGCCTAAAGGCGTATTCGGCTTCCTTAATGATGTATATATTAATTCAAAAAAAGATGCTTTAACTGATCTCCGTCTGGGCCTTGGTTCTTTAACTGGGACTAGCCTACCGGGGTTTCAGAAAACGATGGAGTCTATGGGTTATGCGGGGTTGCCCAAGGAAGCGTACGAGACAGCGTTTAACAATTTTAATGAACGTACTAAGAAGACAGAAGATGCAATGAAGGGGCAGGAGACTGATGACTATGATCGTGCTTTTGTTGATCCGTGTCCCGAGGGTTATCAGACTGATCCGGTAACGGGTATGTGTGTTCCTGTAATGGGCGCGGACCCTGAGCCGATTGTGCCTACTCCGTTTCCTGACCTTCCGGGTGGTGGTGGCGGCGGCATGACTTCTCCTGTTCTTCCTTTGATGGACTATACTCAACCTATAGATTACACTGCCCCAAGAATCTCGCCTCCTGTTCCTCAAGGCATAGCTGGAATACCTCGCTCACCGATTATAGGTTAGTTATGAAATGTTGGCATTGTAGTACCGAGTTAATTTGGGGCGGGGACCATGACATAGATGACGATGAGGACTATGTTATGGAGACGAACTTGTCGTGTCCTAGATGTAGAACGTTGGTAATGGTTTATTATCCCGCAGAGGAACAAGATGACCCTTCAGAGCTTTGACGCGCTTCCCGAGGAGGCGTTGAAAGAAATACTGGCTTTAACTGAGGCCAAGAAGCGGCTTGATTTACAAGAGCAGGCGCAGAACAAGTTCATGCCGTTTGCGCATCATGTGTATGAGAACTTCATTGAGGGGCGTCATCACAGGGTGATTGCGGAGAAGCTGGAGGCTGTGGCTCGTGGCGAGTTGAAGCGGTTGATTATTAACATGCCGCCTCGTCATTCAAAGTCCGAGTTTGCGAGTTACCTGATGCCTGCATGGTTTTTGGGTAGGAACCCTAAACTAAAGATAATTCAGGCTACCCATAATACAGAACTAGCTGTACGTTTTGGTAGGAAGGTTCGAGATTTAATTGACGATCCTGCGTATCGGGAGATTTTTCCGGAGACGAACTTGAAGGAAGACAACAAGGGCGCGGGAAAATGGGGCACTGACAAGGGCGGCGAGTACTTTGCAGCGGGTGTTGGTGCTGCGGTCACGGGTCGTGGTGCGGATTTGTTTGTGATTGACGATCCACACTCGGAGCAGGACGCTATGAGCGACACTGCGTTTGATCATGCGTATGAGTGGTACACTTCTGGTCCCCGTCAGCGTCTACAACCGGGGGGTGCAATCATAATTGTTATGACCCGCTGGGGTAAGAAGGACCTTACGGGTCGATTACTGGCCCGACAGGGCGGTGACATCATGGCAGACAAGTGGGAAGTGGTAGAATTTCCTGCAATCATGCCTAGCGGCAACCCTTTGTGGCCTGAGTTCTGGGAAAAAGACGCATTACTTGGAATTAAAGCGTCTCTGCCTGTCTCAAAGTGGTCTGCGCAGTGGCAACAGAGGCCCACGGCCTCGGAATCTGCGATTATCAAGCGCGATTGGTGGCAACCGTGGGAGCAGGACAAGATTCCGCCCTTAAAGTACGTCATGCAGTCGTATGATACGGCGTTTTCGAAGAAGGAAAGCGCGGATTACAGCGCGATTACGACTTGGGGCGTGTTTAACCCGCTAGAGGGCGGTCCTGACCACATAATTTTGATGGATGCGCAGCGTGGTAGGTGGAGTTTCCCTGAATTAAAGGAAATTGCCTATGATGAGCACGAATACTGGGAACCAGACATGGTTATCATAGAAGCCAAGGCCACTGGACAACCTTTGATAGACGAATTACGTCTCAAGGGCATCCCTGCCTTGGGTTTTTCTCCGGGCAGAGGCAAAGATAAGGTCACTAGGATGCACTTGGTAGCTCCGTTGTTTGAGGCGGGGATAGTTTGGTATCCGATGGACAAGAAGTTTCCTGAAGAGGTCATCGAAGAGGTTGTATCTTTTCCGTATGGTGACAATGACGATTTTTGTGATAGTATGACCCTAGCTTTAATGCGTTTTCGGCAGGGTGGTTTCATCTATCTGGACGGCGAAGATGACCAAGAGGATGAGTGGAAACCTCGTAGACGGGAGTATTACTGATGGTGATGTCACCAGACATAGAAGTACCGATTAATGTGCCTATGGAGTTTCCTAACGGGGCCGAGGTTATTGATGACGGCATGGGCGGGGCGATAGTCCAGTCTATGGAAGAGATGCCTATGGATATACCTGATGACATCCCGTTTGATGCAAACTTGGCAGAATACTTGGATGACGGTGTTCTTGGCGAGATATCCTCTGATCTTCGTGGTTTATACGAGGAAGATTTAGAGTCGAGGTCCGATTGGGAGCAGACGTACACCAAGGGTTTGGATTTACTGGGTCTAAAGACCGAGGAGCGCACAACTCCTTTTGAGGGTGCGTCTGGTATTGTGCATCCCATGATTAGCGAAAGTGTTACGCAGTTTCAGGCGCAGGCATACAAGGAGCTTTTGCCAGCGGGTGGCCCTGTTAGGACTCGTCTTATGGGTATGCAGGACCAAGCTCGTGAGGATCAGGCTAATCGTGTAGAGCACTTTATGAATTACCAGATTACGGAGATCATGGAAGAGTACGATCCGGACATGGATCAGATGCTGTTTTATCTCCCTTTGTCTGGCTCTACGTTTAAAAAGGTTTACTTCGACCCCACTAAACAACGTGCAGTTGCACAGTTTATACCAGCACAAGATTTAGTTGTGCCATACTCTGCTTCTGACTTGGCTACGAGCAATCGGGTCACTCATGTTTTGCGCATGGACATCAACGATGTACGCAAGATGCAGGTTGGTGGCATGTATCGTGACGTTGATCTAAAGGAGGGCGGCGAGGTTGAGGCTGACTCTGTTCGTCAGAAGGTTAACGAGCTAGAGGGCTTATCAAAGAATTACTCGGACGATGTTCTGACGGTGCTAGAGATGCATGCGGACATGGACATTGATGGTTTTGAGGACATAAACCCTGAGACAGGGGAGCCATCGGGCATAAAACTGCCATATATCATTACGATTGATGACAACTCGGGACAGGTCCTGTCTATTCGGCGCAACTATGACGGCGCTGACCCAGTTCGTCGGAAGCGTCAATACTTTGTTCACTACAAGTTTATGCCCGGATTAGGGTTTTATGGCTTTGGTTTAGTGCATATGATTGGCGGCTTAGGTCGCGCATCAACTAGCATTTTGCGCCAGTTGATTGACGCTGGTACAT